CCGAGTTCGCCAGCGACGACGAGAGCCAAAAGATCGCGACTAGATACAACGAGGGACACCTCAACGACTTCAGCATCGACGCACAAATCCTCGCACGTCAGTACGTGCCAGAGGGTCAACGATACACGACTCCGAGTGGGAACGTGATAGATGGACCAGCGGAGATTGTCACCGCTTGGGAGCCACACAACGCTTCGATCTGTGCAACGGGTGCAGATCCAAATTCTACTGTTCGTCGGTCTAGCGACCGGGAAGGGATTACGAGAATGGACGAGGCACTCATGGCCGCAGTTCAAAAACTCGGCGTGCCGGAAGGTATGACCGATCCAGTTCAAATCATCACGTTTCTTGCTGGTGCAGCCGGCTCGGAAGCGATCGAGGCACCAGAGATGCCAGAGGTCGAATCGATGATGGATGAAGAAAAACCAATGGAGGGCGAGGCGGTTCGAGCGGATGCACCAATGCCTGCCGACGCACCATCTCAAGAAGAAGCGGTCAAGGCCGAGGTTGCACGCCAACTCGCTGCCGAAAAGATCCGCCGCCAAACCATCATCAATGACGTGAAGCTCGCGAGACAAGATCGGGCACTCGCAGACAAGCTCATCGATGACAACGTTTCTGTTGCAGATGCCCGACGGGAGATTATTCGAAGAATGGCTCAAACACCATTGGGAAGCGGAGCCATCGAAGGCTCCAGCATTGCAGTCACCGTGTCCGAGCAAGACAAGTTCATGGAAGTCGCATCCGCTGGCCTCGTGCAGCGATGTTTCCAGGGTCAAGTCAAGCGACAGGCACCGCAAGTCCAAGGAGCGGAGCAATTCCGTAATTTGGGCGTTTACCGTTTGGCCGAACTGTGCGTTCGCCGAATGGGAATCAATCCAGAGCGATACACTCGCCAAGACATCGCACGCATGGCGATGGGCCACGAGCCAACCTTCAACCGGCTCAACATTCGACGATCGGTAGAGGCGTACCACACCAGCGGATCGTTTGCCAACCTGTTGCTCGACGCAGCAACAAAGACGCTGCGAGCCGCCTACGAAGAAGCACCTTACACTTGGTCGCTTTGGGCTCGCCAAGCTCAATCGGTCGAGGACTTCAAGAACATCAACCGCATCCAGCTTGGCGAATCGCCCAACTTGGAAATGGTTCCTGAAGGTGCACCGTATCCAGAGGGAGCGATCAGCGATTCCAAGCGATCGTACAAAGTCGAGAAGTTCGGCAAAAAGTTCTCCGTCACCTGGGAAACCGTCATCAACGATGATCTCGATGCACTGTCGCGAATCCCAGCCATGCACGGAAACGCAGCTCGCCGGACTCAAGAGAAGGTGGTCTATGACGCACTTCTCGCGAATCCAACGATGGCTGATGGTTTCGCGTTGTTCTCCGCATCGCACACGAGCGGAACCAACATTACCGCAACTTCGGTTGCAGCTCCAGGCGTGACATCGCTCAACGAAGCGTTCAAGCTCATGGGCCTCCAAAAGGGTCTGTCGAGCGACGTCTACCTGAACCTGCAACCTCGCACGTTGCTTGTGCCACTTGCTTACTCTGGCACCGCGTTGGAATTGGTAAACAGTCAATCCTACGCTCAGAGCAACGGCAACGAAGGCGTAGTCAACATCTACGGCGTGAACGGCGTCCGTCCGTTGCAAGTCGTATCGACCCCGCTGCTCGACGCGAACAGTGCTACCAACTGGTACGCAATCGCCGACAACTCGCAGATCGACACCGTGGAAATCACCTTCCTGAATGGTGAAGAGTCCCCAGTCCTTGAGAGCGAATGGAACAAGGACAACGACACGTACCACTACTACGTGCGTCAAACGATGGCCGCAGCGGTCATCGATCACCGCGGCATCTTCGGAAACCGCACCTAATCTTAACTGACGATCTTCGCTCCTGGGCTTATCGGCTCAGGGGCATGTTGACAACCAAAACCACATCAATAAACGGGAATAAAGAAAAATGGGATTCGTGAACCACGCGAAATTCGAAGATGACTTCTTCGGCGGAAGAACGTTCACCGCGACGGTCGGTGAAGGCAACTGGAAGATCACCGACACCTCGTCGAGCGGCACTCCAACGTATGCTTCGGTCAGCCCATCGGCGACCGGAGAAATCGCACTGACTTTCGACAGTGCCAACGAAGTTCAAAACGTTTGCTTGGATTTCGGTGACAAGCTTTGCTTTGACATCGACAACATCCAGCGAGCAGTCTTCATCGTCAAGACCGTTGCATCCGTCAACGCTGCAACGACCTTGGCATTCGGACTGCAGTCGGCACGAGCTGATGACACCGACAGCACCGCAAACAACGCCCAGTTCAAGCTTGCCGGCTCGAACGCGATTGTTTGTGAAACCGACGACGGAACCAGCGATCTCGACGACAAGGCTACTGGCCTGTCGCTCGTTGCCACATATCGCGAGTGCGTGATCGACTTTACTGGCGGCAAGTCTGACGTGAAGTTCTACGTCGACGGCGTCCGAGTCGCATCGACCACGACCTTCACGATGGCCGCTGCAACCAGCTCGCTGCAACCGTTCGTTCAGATCAGCAAGACTGCATCGACGAACGTCAACAGCGTGACCATCGACTACGTGTCGGTGGAGTGCAAGCGGTAAGCGATGACTCTGCATGACGTCATACAGAGCGACTCGATCAACCTGTTCGCGAATCCAAACGATTTCGCCGAACCGGTCAGCTACATCAAGCGGACTGGAAAATCGAGATCGATCAACGCGATCGTGGTTCGAGACGCTCTAGCGATCCTGCCCGAAGACGGAGACACCATTACACCCGTCTTCGAGGTCAGCGTTGCAAATGACATCACGCAGGGAATCTCCAGCGAAGAACTCGACCTTGGCGGCGACGCAATCGCGTTCGCCGTCCGGGTCGGACGCAAACCAGAACGCCGCACCATTACCAAGCTTCTGTCTCATGACGAGGGGATGTTGGTCCTAGAATGCCGCTAGCAGTCAACGAACAGATCGCTGTGGTTTTGCTCGGACGCTTGGAGGCGATGATCGGAGATTCCACGAATTATCCGATCGACGTCTGCGAGGTGCTGCGACCAACACGTTCCACCGATTTTACACCTCGCGATCGCCAAATCGTTCTCGTTCAGGGTTCGGCTGAGATCGTCGAGGAACTGATGCGACCAGGCAATCCGCCTGCTGTCGCCTATCGCCAAACATACCAAATCCGATG